TGACTGCGCGAAGATCGGCTCGTCCGGTGACTGCGCGAAGATCGGCTCGTCCGGTGACTCCGCGCAGATCAACAGCACCGGAGAAGACGCTGTGATTATGTGCGCAGGCAGAAAATCAAAAGCAAAAGGCAAAAAGGGGAGCTGGATCACGCTTGCGGAATGGGTGAAAGATGAAGAAAAAGGACGCTATGTGCCGATCTGCGTAAAAACAGAGCGTGTAGACGGCGAAAAAATCAAAGAGGACACTTATTACACGCTGAAAAACGGAGAATTTTCGGAGGTAGAAGAATGAAACATTATGAATATGCAGGAATGGACGTAAGCACAGAAAAAAGTGTAGAGGACGGCGCAAGATGCTATATCGAAGCAGTACGCCGGTATCTGGAATCTGAAAAATTCCCGCAGGTTGAGACAATCGCGGCGATTCTTGGATTGCAGAAAGTAGAAGAAAACAGAAAAGAAGGAGAAAAAGAAAATGAATGAATTAAAGATCGAAATTAGTCAGGAACCGGCTGTGATCCGGTGTAACTTTGAGGATGTGAAAGCTAAGTTGTCCGAAAAGATGGCGGAGTATCAGGGAGCGGTATTCACTGAGGAATCTAAGAGCGTGGCCAAGGCGGAACTGGCGTCTCTCCGGAAGACCAGAGAAGAAGTAGAGAAACGTCGGAAAGAAGTAAAGGCGCAGTGCCTGGTGCCTTACAACGACTTCGAGGAGAAGGTAAAAGAGCTTCTTGAAATCATCGACGAACCGATTTGCCTGATCGATAGTCAGCTGAAAGAGATGGAGGCAGAGCGCATCCGCAAGCGTCATGGGGATGTTGAGAAGCTGTATGCAGAATGCACCGGTGAATGGGCGGAGTACCTGCCACTCAAGGAGATCTATGTGAAAAAGTGGGACAACGCCACCACCAGCCTGAAACAGATCGAAAAAGAGCTTCTGGCGATGGCTGAAAAGGTTGCTTCTGAGATCGGCATTATCAGCAATACGCAGTCGGAGGTTTTGGAAGATGCGTTGCAGGTCTATCAGAAGAGCCGTGACCTTGGTGCCGCCCTTACCCTGATTAATACATACGAGGACAACAAAAAGCGGGCATTGGAGGCGGAACGCATCCGCCGCGAGCAGGAAGAGGAGCAGCGTCGGCAGGCTGAGATTGAGAGAGCACGGGAGGAAGAGCGAAAAAAAATCGAAGAAATCGCCAGAGTAAGAGAAGAGGAACGGAAAAAGGCGGAAGAAGCGCTGAAAGCTGCTACAGTGGCGGCGCAAGAACCGGAAGTACCTTTTACACTCGATGATTCTGAGGACGGCGACGATCTGCCGTTTCCGCAGCTGCAGACGGTTACCATGTGGTACAAGGTTGTTGTTACACCGGAGGAGCTGGAACAGGTGGAAATTGCTTTTAACAGCATCGGAATCTATTTTGAGAGGAGACAGGCATAATGGGAGCTGTGGAGGTTGACAGAAGCAGAGACTACCCGATGATTTACCGCTCGATTGCTGGCGTGATCGCGGATGTCGGAGCGGTCGGGAAAGACAAGGTTAATAAGCAACAGGGCTTTAAATTCCGGAGCGTTGACGACGTTTACAACGCTTTGCATCCTGCTTTGGCAAAAAACAAGGTGGTAATTGTCCCGAATATTCTGGAACGAGATGTGAAAGAAATGCAAACAAAAAACGGTTCAATGATGCATTATGTGACCTGCAAAATCAAATTCACATTTTATGCGGAAGATGGTTCCTTTGTCGAATCGACCATTGTAGGAGAAGCAATGGACACAGGAGATAAGGCAACCAATAAGGCAATGGCAATTGCTTACAAATACGCATGTTTCCAGGTGTTCTGCATTCCAACGGCGGATATGGTAGACGATCCAGATGCAGAATCTCCAGAAGCACGAAAAACAAATGAACAATCAACTGCGGATGCAGGGAAATCATTAATTAACGAGGAGATGGTACGCAGAATCAACGCTGAATTAAGCCGTACCGGTGTGAGAAAAGAACAGATTTTTGCATTATTTGGAGTCGATGCATTAGAAAAATTGAATATTCTGCAGTACAACAAAGCAATGAAAAAATTACAAAAGACACCGAATGCAGTAGAGATGCCAACGGGTGATGCATAATGCACGCTCTGGCTGAAATCGTAAAATCCGTGGAAAAAGACGGTGATACGTGGCTTGTAGTGCGGCTGCCGAAAAGCAGGCTGAAAGAAGAAATTGAAAATAAAACCATCACGAACACAGAAATGCGTTTTGACGATGGGCGGCACATCTCCAATCTGCAGCGGAAGAAAGCATACGCGACCATCCGGGATATAGCTATTGAGTTGGGCTATCTCCCGGAGGAGATGAAAGAGATTATGAAATGCAATTACATGATCGAGACCGGAGAGCCGTATTTCTCCCTTTCAGACTGTTCGATGGGGACGGCGCGGGATTTCATCACGTTTCTGATGGATTTCGTGCTTAAAGAGGGAATACCGCTCTCAGACAGCGGAATAGAGCGCGCGGATGATGTCGGGAAGTACCTGTACGCGTGCATCAAGCACAGAAAATGCGCGGTGTGCGGGAAAGATGGCGAAATCCACCATGTTGATACAATCGGCATGGGAAATGACCGGCGGCGGGTGGATGATTCTGGATACCGGAAAATCTGCCTGTGCAGGACGCACCACACGATCGCGCATCAATGCGGAATGCCGAGCTTCGAAAAAATGTATCACGTATACGGAATTATTGTAGATGATAACCCGGATGGGAAGTCATAGAGTCCAGCATGGAACTGTCAACAGAGTATCTCAAAACGGTTCATGTTTTATACGTCACGACAAAAAAGGCGGCTGGCTGGAGCCGCCGGAAAGGGGCAGAGATGCCGATTAACAGCAAACAGAAAGGGAAACGCTTCGAGCTGGAGCTTTCCAGAAAGTTCCGGGAGTATGGCTACACGGAGTCCCGCCGGACCGCGCAATACTGCGGAAATACCGGTGGCGCATCCGATGTTGTAGGCCTCCCGGGAATCCACGTGGAAGCGAAACATCAAGAGCGAATGCAGCTCTATGATTGGATGGATCAGGCGAAACACGACGCGAAAGAAAGTGGAAAAGACGTTTTGCCCACAGTATTCCACAAAAGAAACAATCATAAGATCCTAGTCACGATGGAACTCGACGACTGGATGACAATATTCCGCGAATACGAAGCGGGAATGAGTCTGAAAGAAGGTGCGGACGATGGGCGAGGTTAAGTGGGTTAAGATGTCGATAGACATGTTCGATAATCGAAAGATCAAGTATCTGCGCGGCCTGCCGGAGGGAAACAACATCGTTCTTATCTGGGTCATGCTGCTGACTCTGGCAGGGCGGTGCAATTCCAATGGATATATTTTCCTTACCGAAAACATCCCGTACACTCCGGCGATGCTCGCAAATGAGCTTGGATTCCCAGAAAGTACTATTCTGGTAGCCATGAAAGCGCTGGAAAGTATGGGAATGATAAGCCGAAACGAGGAAAACACGCTTCTGATCCCTGGATGGGAAGAACATCAGAACGTAGCCGCGTTGGAACAGATCCGGGCGAGCAACCGGAAACGGCAGGCGCGGTACAGGGAACAGGCGAAAATAGAAGCTGTGGAGCAGGAAACACCGCCGCCAGTAGAGGAGAAGCAAGAGGAACACAAAGAACCAGAAGAGCCGAAGCCGTCGAAAAAGGCGGAGGAAACCAGAGAAGCAAAGATTCTTTTCGAGCGGTTGTGGAGCCTGTATCCGAACAAAAAAGGCAAGGGGCAGGTAAGTGATACAGCAAAGAAAAAACTGCTTAAAATCGGGCATGAAGAGCTTGAGAGAGCAATTCAGAGGTATAAGACGGAACTGGAAAAGGAGGACTGGAGAAAGACGCAGTACGGCAGTACCTTTTTCAATTCTGGTTACGTGGACTATCTCGACGCGAATTATGAGCCAGGAAAAAGAGAGACGACGAAGCAGCAGAAAGAAAACAAATTCAACAACTTCAACCAGCGGGACTATGATTTCGCGGCATTGGAGCAGGCATTGACAGGAGGTTAAGCATGGTATCAGTACTCAAAACAGCAATTATCTGCGCAACAGTAGCGTTTTGCTTTTACCAAATGATGAAATAATAAGAAAAGGACAGGGGAGGGACCTATGAGCAATAAATTGAAGAAAAAGCCGTCAACGCGGTTAAGCCCTGAGACGATGACAGCCGCAGAGGTAAGCGGGATCACAGGTGTCAAGCTCGAAATCCTGCGGAAATGGGTGGACAGGATGCAGAGAAACCTGTCCGAAGCCTACCAGAAAGAAGCACAGGAAAAGCTGCTGAAAGCAGAGGACTGCATCAGCGCGGCGAACGTCGTGTGCTCGGCACTGGCGATCTATGAGACCTGGGGGTACAAAAAGGCGCTTGACCGGTACATGGACAACTACACTGCGGCAGTACGGAAGATGAACAGTGTAGGTCTGGTTAAGATGTACGAGGAGCTGCACGAAAAGACCGGCGCGACACTGGAATTTGAGGATATGGATCTCGCAAAAGAGTTTGGCTTTGGAGGGGCGGAAGAATGAAAGAAACGAAATACGATAAAAACAATTTCCCGGATGCTCTTCTGAAAGAATGGGATAAAACGAGAAAACAGATTCTCGGAAAGGCAGGAAAAGAGAATGGAGATCATCGGAATTGTTCTGTTCTGCGCGGTGATTCTCGCGTCAGCAAAACTAATGCTTGACCCGCCGGATCGGAAAAAAGATCCGAAAGAGGATGAGGAGCAAATTGAATTTCTGAACGAGTGGAACAAGAAACATAAAAAATAACAAACACAAAGAAAGGAGCCAGCCTCCGGCCGGGGCAAGGGTATACCGGGCTTCTGAATGAAATGGGAGAATTAAGCACAGAAGAATGGAAAAAACAGAAGAAGATACAGAGAGCAATTTTTACGGCGAAGCAGAATCTGCCGTATGAAGTGAAACTTCGTCGCCAAGCCAGAAGAGCATGGGAGTTCTGGGCAGAGATGGAAAGCCAGGATAAGAGCTGCCATGTGAGCGTCGGCGGATTGGACAGTATTACGCTGTATATCTGGTTGCACAGCCTCGGCATTCACGTTACAGGAATTACAGTGTCTGGCATTGAGGATCAGAGCATCCAAAAGGTACATAGAGCGCTTGGACTTGAGATTGTAAAATCGTATAAGAGCAAGGTCACGATCTTGAATGAGATTGGATTTCCGGTTATTAGCAAGAAGATCGCCGGGCGGATCAATACGCTACAGAACCCGACAGAGAACAATAAAACGGTGCGGCATGCGATCATCACCGGTGAATGCGGTGCACAGGGGCATTATGCCAAGAACAGCCGCATGCAGTTGCCACAGAAATGGCTGAGATTGTTTGGTGGTTATGAAAACGAGAACGAGGGTGTCAACTATGGCAAGCCTGAGCCGGACATTAAAATTTCGAATGAGTGTTGTTACTGGCTAAAAGAGAAACCTTGCGACGACTGGGCGAAGAACCATAACAGCAGTCCTTACCTTGGAATCATGGCAAGCGAAGGGGGACAGCGTGAAGAGGCGCTGATCGATCATGGCTGCAACTACTACGGAAAGACCGTGACACGGTCTGCTCCCTTTGCGATCTTCATGCGGCAGGATATTCTGCAGTTGGCGCAGGATATGGACCGCTGGTACCATGAGCATCTGGCGCTGTTCGAGAAGCTGTATCATGCGCAGCCATACGGCCGGAATAAGGACGGAAGTCCGAAAGAATATGTTCCGCTGGAATCCATCGTGCCGGAAATCTATGGAACGATAGCGAAGCGGCAGAATGGAGAACTTTACACAACAGGAGCACAGAGAACCGGCTGTAGCATGTGCGGTTTTGGAATTCATCTGGAGCAGCGGCCGCACCGGTTTGACAAGCTCCGGGAGCGCAACCCGAAAGAATGGGAATTCTGGATGTATCGCTGCTGCACAGATCCAAACACTGGCGAAAAATATGGCTGGGGAAGGGTGCTGGACTATATCGGCGTGGAGTGGGAGGACATTCCGACGGTGCAGATGAGCTTGGAGGATTTTCTGAAATGAAAGAGTTGATTATAGATTGCTTTGCTGGCGGAGGCGGTGCCTCCGTGGGCATTGAGATGGCACTGGGGAGACCGGTAGATATTGCGATCAATCACGATCCGGATGCCATATTGATGCATAAAACCAACCACCCGACCACGCTGCATCTGACAGAGGATATTTTTAAAGTCAATCTGCGTAAATACGTCAAAAATCGTTTGCGTAGGAGGTGAAAAAATATGCTGATTCCAACGGTAAAAGCGAAAGAATTTGAAAAATTTGGTTTTAAAAAATGCAAAGGAATATCGAGTGACCTCGAATGCTATTATCTGTGCGTAGCAAGAGGAAAAAAGATGCTTTTTGTGAGTAATGTATACTTTGAGGTAAATGATTGGAGAGATGATGACCCGAGAATTCACGCGAATCCTAATTGCAGGTACAGAAACAGAAAAACAAGCCTTGATATTATTTACGAGCTGATCAAAGCGGGGATGCTGAAAAGCAGTTTTGAAAAAGAAAGAAGGTGAAACCGATGGAGCAGTACAAAGAAGACAACTGCCCATACCTAAAAGTAGGGGAGCGGGTGCCGAATCTGAATATTGATGACAGCCAGGAACAGTTGAGATTTGCGTGAGGAAAAAGGAGAAGGAATGATAATTAAGAGTCAAAACAAAGATCTTGTGGTAGATACATACGGAAATGATTTCCGTATGTTCTGCGGACCGGACGGCCGGTATGGTATCGAGACAAGAGCAGGTGTAGTAGGAGTCTATAAAACAAAAAAGAAAGCAGAAAAGGTTCTTGATGAAATTGCTGAGCAAATTGGGTGTTGCAAAGCGGATGAGATCATCTATGCGGGGCGAGGAATCGGCGGACTCCGTGTAACGGTATATCAAGCCCTCGCACAAGAATACGTGTATCAGATGCCAGAAGAAGAGGAGGAAGAAGATGCTGATTAGAAGCCAGGACAAGAAAACAGTAGTGAACACCGGTGATCTGACAATGTTCATGTACAAGAAAAACGAAAATTGTCATTGCATCTGCACAGAACGGTGTGAGGAGTTGGGAAGTTACAAAACAGAAGAAAGAGCGATGGAAGTGTTGCATCTGATCGCAAAACAGAGTGCACAGTGCAAAGCAGTAGAGATTCTGTGTGGGCCGGTGCATGATGGACAAACGCAAAGCATTGCTCTTTTGCTGGCGGAAGAAATCGAAAAAATGTGGTATACGGATATGCCGGAGGAGTGAAGATGGGAAGAACGAAAAGACTTACCGAAGATTCTTTTGACGGTACCGCATATATTAAGCAGTGCGGTACCAGTTGCCCGTATGACGGGGAATACTGCGCGTCAGATGAATGCCCGGTACTGAACGAAGTAGCCGAAAAGTTGGCGCGGTATGAGAGACTGGAAGAACAGATCGCGGAGTCGGCAGAACAATATATACAAAAAGGAATTGCTATGCCTTATGCTGTAATGCCAGAAGTGACAAGAGGAGTAGTTAAAACGGTCTTTGAAGGGTTTGGAGGAGGTGAGGAAGAATGAGTAGAGCATACAAATGTGACAGATGTGGCGCACTGTATGAGTCGTATGAGGGAGAGAATAGATATGATGTATTAAAGCCAACTAAAGTAATGATTAATTCATTAGCAGAAGATATACTAAATGTATATGACATTTCTGTTCCGATTCAGAATATTGGTGATATTGTTGAAATATTAGGTGGTACTATCCAAAAAGAAACTTCACTTTCAGATGGCGCAGTTGAAAAGGAAGGGGATGGATTTAGGATTATTGTATCCCCATATCAAGACGAAAAAAGAGAAAGATTTACAATTGCGCATGAATTAGGACATCTCTTTCTTCATATGGGATATAGAACTAATAAAGAGTTATGGGTAAGACAAGAGAATAACATTTATCATCGAATAGGAAGCTCCGAAAAAGAATATCAAGCAAATGAGTTTGCAGCAGCTTTTTTAATGCCAGCATCGGAATATCTTACAGTTCTTAAAAGGATTGCGGACGGTAACGTAGTAGATACTTCCAAGATTGCAGAGTATTTTAATGTGTCGGTAGAAGTTGCATCTAATCGAGGAAAATTTTTGGGGTATTTAAGATGGTAAAAGAAGATCAGACATTAAGTAAATATAGCAAGCTAATTGAAGACTTAGAAAGCATGAACTTGGATGAAGAAGGAGAGAAAAAATCAAAATGACAAAAGAAGAACTTGTGATAGGGAACAGGTATAAGATCCGCCGCCCGTCAATCGCGGATGGCAACGTAAATTCGTATCAGTGGAGTGATGCAACTTTGGTTGATATCTCTACACATATTGCGGTATTCAGTGTGGGAGAGTATTGCGTCACCTACAAATTCTGCCAGTTAAGAGATGAAGTAAAAGAAGCGTAACGCAGAAAGGAGCTGCACCATGAGCATCCGGAACACATTTTTGAAAGATTACGGGATTTCGAAAGAACTTGGGGATAAGATCGTATCATATTGCAGAAACGCGCACGACTACGACCAGAATCTTATCTTGCAGGCCGCACAGAAGACTTGCCCGGAGATATCGAGTGCCCTGTTCGCGAATCTGACGCTTGGAATTGGGTATGACCGGATCAGCCAGGTGCAGTACATCCCAATGCAGCGGAAAGATTTCCAGGGATACAGAAGGAAGACAATCGAGGAACTGTATCGATTGCTGCTTCTGCACGGGAAGGAGTTAGAGTGAAGACTGGAAGGAGAAGAGAAAATAGAAATATATCCAGAAGAATAAAGAAAAGAGCGGGAACAAACCCCGCTTTTTCTTTTTTTAAAAATAAGTTTTCCACCTATTGACGTATACGTCAATAGGTGGTATAATAAAACCATCAAAAGAAAACAAGGAGGAAATCAAAATGAAGACATACGATTTATCGAAGATCATGAAAAGAGCATGGGAGCTGGTGAAGAAAGAATCAATGACGATTTCCTCCGGTTTAAAGAAAGCGTGGAAGGAGGCAAAAACGAAATATATTTCAGTAAAAGAATGGTTTTTCAACAAAGAACAGGATAAGGCAGAAAAATATAATACATTCTTTGATTTTGAAAGAAACGAAGACGAAACCATAAAAAGAGAAAATGGTTATGTTTTTGCAGAGGTTGAAGAGATTATTACAGAAACAGAAAAAGCAATTAAAGTTAGAATCGCTACAGGCGGTGTTGTAGGATCCTATAAAGGATGGACTTGCTGGATTCCGAAAAGCTTAACTAAATAAAGGGGAAGGAAAAATGAAAATAAAAGAAATCAGAAAATACTCTGGACTGACACAGGATGCATTTTCGAAAAAATACAATATTCCAAAAAGGACTCTTGAGGGGTGGGAGTCAGGGAAAAGAAACCCGCCGGAATATGTTTTGATGTTACTGGAAAGAGTAGTGCAAGAAGATAGTGAAGGAGAAAAAAATAACATGAAAAAATATGAAATAATGAAAAACAGTGCAGAATTTAATTGGAAGCACAGGAAAGAGATTACAACCGGATGCACGATGGATGATGTGGAACCGGAAAAAATTGCAGAATTTAAAAAGCTGGAAGAAGCAGAGGAGGAGCTGAAAAAATACAAGACAGAAATCAGCGAGTCCGGCGGCATGTTTTCCGTGACGGAATACATGATAAGAGAAAATGAATATGACGAAGACGGAGAGTGGATTTCCGGCGGAGATGTATGGGATTTCTCAAAGATGGAAATTGGTGTCGTAGATAGAGAAACACTGGAGCTGATCAGTACCGCGACGAGCTATGAAGAGGCGGAAAAAATGAAAATGGACTATGATGGAGTAGCCGGAGCAGACATAGTTTTTAGAATTTATTGAAAAAATATAATAAAAGGGTACAACGAAAAGCCCCCATGCCAGTACACTAAGAATAGAAGTGTATTAGTATGGGGGTGATTTTTATGCCTACAAACAAGACTTACGACAATCTCGAGAAAATGATCTTCTCCGGCGTGGGAGAATACGGAATCCCCGAAATTATGCCAGAACAGTACAAGAAGTGCGAGTGGATCGGATTCAATTACGCTGCGAGCACTGCGAGGCGAGCCGGGAAGGGCGTGCATTTCTTCCTGGATGACTACCAGTTCGAACGGGTATGGAACAACCCGGACAGGTATATGGAGGTACTGAGAGACTATGACTACGTGCTTTCACCGGATTTCAGCATGTACACGGACTTTCCGAAAGCGATGCAGATATACAACCATTACAGAAAACACTGGTGCGCGGCATATATGCAGATGAATGGACTGCGTGTAATACCTACGATCGCATGGAGCGATGAAAGCTCGTTCGAGTGGTGCTTTGATGGCGAGCCGGTGGGAAGCGTGGTGGCAGTATCCAGTGTGGGAACGCAGAACAGCAAGGCGAAAAAGGCGGCATTCCTGCGTGGATATGAAGAAATGATGAAACGATTATCACCGGAGCATGTGATCTTCTTCGGGAAAGTTCCGGAAGAACTGGAAGGGGACGTGGAAAAGGTTGCGGCATTCCAGGAGAGATACAAGAAGGAGGGAATCTAGTTGGGCGGACGAGGGGGGGGCAAGCGGCATAGGCAAGAAAAGCCAATCCGCGTTGGACCCGAAAGCGAAAGAGCAGACGATCACGACATTCTACCGCCGGAAGTCTATCTATGGTCCACACTATAGAGATGATGTGTATGAAGCGGTAGAACAAAAGAACGAAAAAGGCGGAATAGAGATTGTAAAAGCCTATGGAACGTTCGACAACAGCAACCCGAAAGCGAACACCAAAGACGTGACGTATAAAATCCAACATGGTATTGTGAGCTACGATGATTCCAGGGGAATTGAAAGCTATGGTATCAGATGGGACAAAGTAAACAGCGTTTCGGGACAAACTTACAACATACGAAGCATGTTAAAAGAAAAAGGCTTTCGGTGGGACGGTAAAACAAAGAGTTGGGTAAAGAAATAAAGCTGCAGGAAAGGGAACAGAGATGATGGAATGGCGAACGAACAAAACTTAATACCGACAAACCGGAGAAGTAAGAGCGAGGTAAGAGAGAACGCCAGAAAAGGCGGTATCAAGTCTGGACAGGTGCGCAGGCAGAAAAAGACCCTTTCCGAACTGGCTAAGATGATAGCCGAGAACCCGGCACCTGCGCAGGCAAAAAAGTCTCTAGCAAAGCTTGGAATTGACGATGAAAACGCGAACAACAACGCGCGGATCGTAGCGTCGGTGTACAGTAAGGCCATCGAGGGAAACATGATGGCTGTGGAGAAGTGGGAGCAGCTTGTAGCGGATAAGAAAGCAGATACAGTAGCCTATGAACTGCCAGCAAGGGTGATTGGAAAAGCATTCGTTGACATCAACCGTAAGATCGAGCCGAATATTGAATATGTATTCGAGGGCGGGCGCGGCGGTCTGAAATCGTCCTATGTGGCGTTCAAAATCGTTGAAATTCTCAAGAATAACCCTCAGATGCACGCCTGCATCACGAGACAGGTGGCTGGAACACTGAAAGATTCCGTGTATGCCAACATGAAATGGGCGATAAATGAACTTGGGCTGATGGAAGAGTTCGAGTTTAAAGTATCGCCGCTAGAAATAAAATATGTCAAGACCGGACAGACGATATACTTTCGCGGGCTGGATGACGAAACAAAACTGAAATCCATTAAGCCCGAATTTGGTTATATTGGAATCCTCTGGAAAGAGGAGAAAGACCAGATGAAAGGCGACGCACAGGAGCGTTCCGTGAATCAGTCAGTTTTGCGAGGCGGTGACATCTCCTATGATTTCTCATCCTACAACCCTCCCAAAAGCAAAAGTAACTGGGTCAACCGAATCAAGCTCGTGCCGAATCCGAAAAGAGTGATACACCACTCGTGCTATACAGACGCGCCGCCAGAATGGCTCGGAAAGAAGTTCATCGAGGACGCGGAACATCTAAAAGAAGTCAATCCGGAAGCGTACGAGCATGAGTATCTCGGCATCCCGAACGGAGACGGCGGAAACGTATTTGAATATCTGGAGATCCGAGACATCACAGACGAAGAGATTAGCCACATGGACCGTATCTATCCAGGCGTTGACTTCGGATGGTACCCGGATCAGTATTGCTACCTGCGGACTTACTACGATTCGGCGCGGGAGAAAATCTATCTCATTGACGAACTATACGTGAATAAGTGGAGCAATGAGAAAACAGCAAAATGGATCAAAGAAAAAGGGTATGATGACTATACGATTATCTGCGATTCCGCGGAGCCTAAGTCCGTAAACGACTATAGGGATGCCGGACTCCCGGCCAGGGGAGCAATCAAAGGACCGGGAAGCATTGAATACGGATTCAAATTCCTGCAGGCACGAACTCTTGTGATTGATCCGAAGCGGACACCGCACGCTTACAAAGAAATCACGGAATACGAATACGACCGGGATAAGGACGGGAACGTTATCAGCGGATATCCAGACGGTAACGACCATGCTATCTCGGCTTTACGTTATGCGTATGAACCGTTATTTAATCGCAGGGGGTATATTGCATAATGTGCGAATTTTGCGATGAGCTGAAAAACTGGAAAACCTTAGAAAGATTCGATCAGCGTGCACGGTACATCTATCAGTGCAAGCTGATCCGTAAGACGATGGTCGAGATAAGAGCGGCGGGGAGCATCGAGGGAACGCCGCATAACGTCAATTACTGCCCGATGTGCGGCAGAAAAGTGACAGAGGGCTAGGAATGGGACTGATAACAACTATTAAGAGGTGGCTAAGCATGTTTTTTCGAAGCGAAGCGGAGCAGGCGTTTGATGTTGATGTGATCGAATCCCCGGTAATGGATACGGTCATTAAAAAATGCGCTGCTGTTTATTCCGGAGAACCGCCGTGGAAAGATGTAAAAAACGGCATCCGAACAATTAATTTTGCAAAATCGTTAAGCTCCGAAACAGCGCGGCTTGCGACACTAGCAATTAAAATCACAATCGAGGGATCAGCAAGGGCGGAGTGGCTGCAGCAACAGACGGATGCAGTGTTTTTCAGTATCCGAAAATGGGTGGAATATGGCTGTGCGTATGGAACGGTAGTCATCAAGCCGAACGGGAAGACGCTGGATGTATTCACACCGGATGAAGTGCTTATAACCGATTATGACAACCAGAATATCACCGGAATGATATTCAAAGATACGTACACGCAAGGAAAATGGTACTACACGCGGCTGGAATATCACCGATTTGCAGAAGAGAAGCAGGGCGAGGAAACAGTACGCCCTTACTATATTTCCAACCGGGCGTATCGGTCGAAATCTCCCGATTCAATCGGCGATCCGGTGGCGCTGAAAGATACGAAATGGTCTGAGCTTATGGCAGACTCCCCGCCGATTCTGAAAGCGAACGGAGAAAGCCTGGATGGCCCGATGTTTGGCGTGTTCGTGACACCGCAGGCGAATAACGTAGATAAGTCTACGCCACTCGGCCTGCCGGTATATGCCGAAGCTCTGGAAGAACTGAAAGACCTTGATATCGCGTACTCGCGCATGACCGGAGAAATCAATGACAGTGAACGAATCGTTCTGGCAGATGATCGGTTATTGTCTCCGGCTGGCACGCCGGTTAATAAGGTGAACCCGGGAGCTGCCGCAACAAAGAACTTGCCGAAGTACGTTCGAAACGTCTACGGCGATGGGCCGGATTCTTTCTACCAGGAAATCAACCCGACACTCAACACAGAAGTGAGGGTTAAGGGAATCAATGCGTTATTGTCGCAGATCGGCTATAAGGCTGGATTCTCCAACGGCTATTTCGTGTTCGACCAAAAAACCGGTATGGTAACAGCAACTCAGGTTGAATCCGATGACCGGCGGACGATCCAATACATCAAGGATGTGCGGGATCAGCTCGAGAAGTGCATGGATGCCGTCTATTACGCGTTGAGTGTCTATGCGGATCTGTACGGCGAGAGTCCGGCGGGAGAGTACGAAGTAACGTATGATTTCGGTGATATTACGTACAACCGCGAGGAGGACCGCGCACGCTGGTGGAATTACGTTAATGCCGGAAAGGTACCGGCGTGGATGTATTTCGTCAAATTCGAGGGATTCTCGGAGAAAGACGCAAAGGCGATGGTCGAAGAAGCCACCCCGAAAGAGGATGAGCTTTTTGACAGTAAATATAAGGAGGAGTGATAACATGGATATGAGCGGAGTAGCAACCGTGGTCTGCATTACTGTAGTCTGCTATCTGGTAGGCATGATGATGAAAGCGACGGAGATCAACAACAAGTGGATTCCGTGCGCAGTTGGTTTTGTAGGCGCTGTGCTTGGCGTGGTGGGCATGTACACTATCCCGGACTTTCCGGCACATGACGTGCTTAACGCGGTAGCCGTCGGCATTGTCAGCGGCTTAGCAAGCACCGGAGCAAACCAGATAATCAAACAGGCACAGAAAGAGGAATAAGACATGCTTACCCCTGAGTATCTGCAGCACGCGGCAGAGGGCGCAGAAGCCATCACAGAGAACTTACACAACCGGATCATGCAGAAGATCGTCAAGGCGATTCTGACCCGCATGGAGCGCGGCGAGAACTACATGCTGACGGCGGCGGACAAGTGGAGAATCGAAGCACTGCAGGAATCTGGCTATTTGCTGGAAGATATACAGAAAGAGATAGCAAAGGCGACCAATCAGCAGCTATCAGAGATCAAATCAGCCTGCATTGACGCTGGAATACAGACGCTCAAATGGGATGACGCAGTATACACGGCGGCTGGGCTGGCACCAACGCCGCTTCTTCTTTCCCCAACGCTTATGCGTGTACTTGAAAGGGACTATAAGGCGACCGCGGGAACATGGCGGAACTTCACACGGACGACCGCGGAAGAAGCGCAAAGACTCTTCCTCAACGAGCTTGACAGCGCCTATCACAGGGTTCTGAGCGGCGGAGAGTCTTACGGCGCTGTGGTGGCTGATCTGATCGAGAAAGTGTCCGAGGAGGGGCTGACAGTCAAGTACCCGACAGGATACCGGCAGAGCCTTGAATCTGCGACCATGACCATCGTACGCACCGGCATAGCGCAGGCGGCGTGCGATGTATCAGAAGCGCGGATGGATGAGATGGACTGGGATATTATTCTTGTTTCTGCTCATGTAGGCGCACGAACGGGAGACGGCGGGCAGAACCCGGGAAATCATCTTTGGTGGCAAGGGCGATTCTATTCCCGAACCGGAAAAAACAAGAAATACCCGAATTTCTACGAGGTGACCGGATACGGCACTGGCGAGGGACTGGGTGGCTGGAATTGCCGACATAGCTTCGGATCTGGTGATGGCAAGAACAACCCATTCGACGAGAAAAATATCTCTTACGCAGATAATCGTAAGGTGGAAGAATCACAGAAACGGCAACGATTGTTGGAGCGCAGAATACGAAACAGCAAAAGGCAAATTCAAACTTTGCAATATGCTATAGACAACGCAAGCGATGACGAGACGAAAAGCAAATTGCAAAGTAGAACAGAGCAAAAAGCTAATTTGCTTAATAAGCAAAATAAAGCATATCGCAAGTTTTGCGAAGACAACAACCTGCGCCCTTATGATGAGCGATTGAAAATAGCCCATTGGGACCGAAAACAGGCAGCAAGAGCCGCAGCGGATGCACGGCGATATCAAAAACGCAAAAAGGAAAAAGCAGATGATTGAGACGATTAATCAAATCATGATTCTCTGCGGCTGGATAACTACAGTAGGTGGCGCGATTGTGGTTCTGACCGGAGCATGGAAGAAATTCAAAAAGCCCGAGAGGGATCTGGAAAAGAGGATGCAGACAATAGAGGAGGATATCAAGGATATCAAGTCAAAACTTGAGAAAGATTATACCTCTATCCGCACTCAACGAGATGACATGAATCTGATAATGAGGAGCATGTTCAATCTGATCGAAAATAAGATTACAGGGAACAACATCGAGGGCTTAAAAAAAACGAGGGAAGAACTTGTAAATGCGATGACCGACAAGAAAAATTAAGAGGGTTTATCTTGAAAGTGTATGAATTCACAGTACCGGAGCTGGAATATTTTCGCGCGTATTGTAATTTTACGCGTGACGAACGTACACTTTTTGATTATCGGAGTAGGAATATTCCGCTTGAAAAGTGTGCGGAACTAATGAACATTTCTGTGTCTACTGCAAAACGGATCAGCAGAAACGTAAACACCAAAATCATTAAAGTATGTTAATTGATACTTTTTTGAGTATTTCATGGGACTTTGACGAACTGTCAGAGTCCTTTTTTTGTGCCTAAAATATGAGTAGAAAGAGAACGGAGGGATGAATATGTATCCGTATATTGACCCGCAGGCATTTGCGAACGAACAGGCAATGCTTCAGCAAAGAATTAATCAGTTGGAACAGGCGAGAAACCAGCAGATGAGCATGTATGCACCACAGAGTCAGCAACAGCCGCAGGCACCGACTAGCAACGTAAATTGGATACAGGTTGCAGGCATCGAGGGCGCAAGAAATCAGATTGTCCAGCCTGGACACACTGCCTGGATGATGGACAACAACAGCCCTGTTTTCTACGTTAAGTCTGTGGACGGCATGGGAAGCGCGACTTTCAAGGTGTTTCAGTTCGCCGAGATTTCGCCAGAAGCCCTAAACCCGGCACAGAGCCAGCCAAAAGAAGAAAGACAAGAATACGTTACGCGGCAGGAATTTGACGCTCTGCTGACGCGATTAGGCGAAAAGCCGGAGAATAAGGAGGAACCCGTATGAATCCATTAATGAGCATGATAGGCAATATGGGAGGCGGTAACAACCCGATGGGCGCGATGATGCAGGCTATGCAGATGGTCAATAAGCTCAAACAGGCGGGCAACCCGCAGGCCGCAGTAGAACAGATGGCGCAGACGAACCCGAATGTTAAAAAAGCTATGGATATGTGCAAGGGAAAGAACCCGAAGCAGGTATTCGAGGAAATGTGCAGACAGAACGGGATGGACCCGGGGCAGTTCTCCGGGCTAATGAAATAAGATATTAGGGCGGTGCACAGCCTTAATAAATAGAAGAATAAGGAGAAAGAACCATGACAGATGGAACAATGGGACTTAGCGCGGCTGATGTAGCAGCCGTAACGAGAAACAATGACGATGACTGGGGCGGTGGCTGCTGGTGGATCTGGATTATTCTGCTGGCATTTCTGTTCCCGATGATGGGCGGATGGAACCGTGGCGGCGTTGAGACTGGCGTGCAGGACAATTTCATTTCTGATGAATTTGTCAAACGTGACATTTTCAATACCAATCAGAACGTTTCCAACACAGCTTGCCAGACGCAGAGAGACGTACTGGAAAACCGGTATACCAATCAGCTCGGCTTACAGCAGGTGCAGGCGGCACAGCAGAATTGTTGCTGTGAAACACAGAAAGAGATCCTGCAGAGCCGATATGATGCGGCACTCATGGCACAGAATATGCAGGCTCAGATGGCACAGTGTTGCTGTGACATCAAAGAGAGCATTCTGGCCGACGGAAACGCAACCAGACAGATGATGCAGGAAAACACCATCCAGGCACTCAGGGATAAGCTGTCAGACCGTGACCGCGATCTGCAGAACGCGTACAATCAGATTTCACAGGTTTCGCAGACCCGTACAATCATTGATGCGGTACGCCCGACACCTACACCGGCTTATCTTACATGTTCCCCGTATTTCGCGTACAACATGACCGGATACGGCGGATGTTGCGGAAATGGCGGTAACGTGCTGTGATGAGCACAAGCGAGCTGTCCGCGCTCGATCTTCTGAACCTGTTCGGTGTATTCCTGCAGGCGATGAATTATCAGAGCGACCTATCGCAGGCGAGCAATGCGGATATCGCAAAACACCTGCAGGAACAGGACAGAAAGTACCTTGACCGGATCATCGAAAATCAAAATAAAATAATCAGCATGTTGGAAGATTCCAAATCTACGAAACAGTAGTTGTGCAAAATTGCAGGGGTAGGCGTGGAGCTTGCCCCTGTTTCATTTCAAAAAGGAGAAAAATTATGTTAAATGTAATTGCCAAAGCAGAACAGACAGTAGCAGCAGGACAGAATATTGTATTCACAAATACCCGCGTAAAATCCCGTCGTTGTGGATGCTCCAGCGGATGGCTGAACCACATCGAGGGAAGCGGAATTTTCACAATCACGAACCGGACGAACCTTCCTATCGCGGTAGAATTACAGTTCAACGGAAACGTAACAGCGGCGGCAGCGGGCGCGACCGTGCTTACGCTGAAATTGAACGGAGAAGCGGTTGGAGGAACAGAGATGGATTATACCGTAGTTACTGCGAACACTTATCAGAATGTGAGCGCGGACACGCTAATCCCTGTACCGGCAGGAACAAGCCTTACTGTATCAGTCGGAAATATTTCTACAACCGAAGTCCTGGTAAAAGACGCGAACCTCATCATCAAAAAAGTTGCGTAGGGGGTGACGAATCATGATTACTTTCCGAAGCAAAACAGACGTAACAGATGCGGATGCTATTTTTTCGGAAATCAACAGCCGCTTCGTGGCAGCTATCATGATGCACGGCCAGATGGCAGATTATTTCGATTTTCTCGGGCTGAAAGGTTACAAACGGATACATGAGTACCAGCACATCGCAGAAAGCCTTGAGCGCCGTAAGGTGTGCCGGTATTACATCGAACGGCACGGGAAAATTATTCCAGATGCGTTTTCTGGCGATGTGAAAATGATTCCGGACGGATGGTATGCCGCAAAAAGCCTTTCCGTCGGAAAAGGCACTAAGCAGAAAGCCGTAGAGGATGGATTTTCCGCCTATCGTGAATGGGAAGAGGAGACAAAAGCGGCATATCAGAGCTATGCCGCAACGCTACTTGAAAAAGGAAATGTGGAAGATTTCATGCTTGTAACTTCGCTGATAGATGATGTGGGCGATGAACTGAAAGAGGTTGACAAAATTATTCTTGATCTGATCTCGACCGGCTATGATATGGTCCATATCACTGAGTCGCAGAAAGAATTGAACGAAAAATACAAAAAACGCATGAAAGGAATCGAGGTTGAATGATGGGAAACGTGAAAGAAGTGCTGGAAAAGCAGTTGGAAAGAGAAAAAGAATCTGCGATGCAGAAACTCACGACAGATAACCTTGACGCAATGTTCAAAATCACGACCACGTTATGCAATATGCGAAAAATGGAGTGTGAGAGCATTCCTGCGGCCATGATGGACGCGTCAGAAACGCTGATTAAGAAGTACAGCAATGGAAAATACGATAAGAATATTGACGCGCTGTATGACGAGTACATTGCGGCAAAAATGGCGTACCAGGAACACGGAGACGCGGCGCACAAAGATAAGCTTATGGATTCCGTCGGCCGCCTGATGGTTGAGGTGTTCGATATGCTGCAGGCGATGATTCTTGATGCGGATTTTCGCGACGAAAGACAGGCTATCATGCAGCAGATACGAAAGCTTGCTGATTCGTGAGGACAAGATGGGTACAACGAAAAACATTGAATATCGTATGATAGGAGCGTGAAAAGAAGTTGGGATGGGCTTGTAAGTCATTTTGATGTTCAATTCACCTCCTTTCGACGTTCTAGGGGATCCTGTTAAGAGCCTGCACAAGGCTCGGAACGTGTCTGAAATATGCCGCGTTTTCCGTTCCTCGAGCCTTTCTGAAAACGCGGCGTGTTTCTTATTATTGGGAAACAGAAAAGAAGATTGTGTGTTCCTCTCACACTGCCATACATTCAATCTCTTTTGGACTGCTTGATAGGTTCGAATCCTATTTTCCCATTACCCCGGCAGAGGTTGATCTGCCTAAATCCATTACTGCCGACGGGCAGTTAAAAACAACGTTTAGGAGGATAGAAAATGCAGAATTACGAAGCAATTCTTTCAGAACTCGAAATCGAGATTCCGGAAGACAAAAAAGCAGATCTGAAAAAGAAGATGGAAGAAAACTATCGGACCAAATCAGATTATGACAAGGTAGTTACAAAGCGTGATGAGTACAAGAACTCGCTGGACGATGTGCAGAAAGAGCTGGAGGGATTCAAAGATGTGAACGTCGAAGAATTACAGACGAAAGTTACAACCCTCACCACACAGCTCAACGAAGAGAAAGCTGGACGGGCAGCAGATGCCAGAAAGGCAGAAGTCGAAAAACAGGTAAATGATTTCTTGACGGCTACAGACGAAAAGGGAGCGAAGAAATACGAGTTTTTGAACGATATTACTGCCGACTACTACCGCGCAGAGCTTACAAAAGCGCTGGATGCTGATTCTGCAAAAGGAAAGTCTATTTCGGATATCTTCACAGAGATGATTACCGACAAGGACGGAAAACAGAAAGCAGGGATTTTCGCGGATGCCGGAGCCAAAAAGGCAAAGAGCAATGCAGCCAAGTTCACACAGCCTACAACCGGCGGCAAGGGCGGCGAGATTACGAAAGAAACTTTCCGCAAAATGAATCTTGATGAAAGACTCAAATTAAGAGAAGAAGATCCCGAGCTGTACGAAGCACTCTCGAAATAACACCGTTATCACGCGATAACGCTTGACCGCAAAAAGTTACGCGGTAGAAAGGAAACACAATGCCAAGAACTGGTACTTTTGGCGGCTTTTCATTTGATCCGGAGGTGTTCTCCGACTACATGAGCGAGCAGCCGACCTGGAATGACCGAATCTTAGCGTCTGGAATCCTTGTACAGGATCAGACGATCATGGATCTGATCGGAACAAAAGGAAACGTTGCAACACTTCCGTTCTATGTTCCGATTGATGAGGATGAATCTCACGCGCTCAACAATGATGGTGAAACCGACAACACCCCGACAAAGATCAGTGGAAAGAAACAGACTTGTATGCTGACCCAGCGTATGAAAGCATGGAAATCCCAGGATTTCACAAAAGAGCTGACCGGCGCTGACCCGATGACGCACGTTGCGAATTCAGTTGCTGGATTCTATCGGCAGGTAAGAACCCGTGATCTCATGGCTATTGTTGATGCAGTTCTTTCACTGGACGGTATGAAAGATCATGTTACGGATCTTTCGGCGACGGCATCTTCTGGGGTTACAACCGTAACCGATGCAAACAAAATCAATGATACAACACTGATTTTCGCGCAGCAGAAAGCAGTTGGAGACGCAGACGAGAACATGGGTCTGCTGGTCCTTAACTCTTACATCTACGCTCGTTACAAGGCTATGGGGCTGGTTGATTACAACAAGTACACGATCACCAATGCTATCGAGCGAGATGTTGAGCTTCCGACGATCGGCGGATTCATTCCAGTTGTATCTGATCGTTTCACGGTAGACACATCTACAGACGTTCCGATCTATAAGAGCTATATGATCGGATCTGGAACGGTGCTCACCTGCGATAAAACCAACTACGAGGACCCGTACTATGCAGACTACGATCCGGAAACCAAAGCCGGTATTCGTAAGTTGTACACAAAACAGGGCTACGTGCTGCATCCGAACGGATTCTCAATCAATGCAAACAGAATCACAAAAGAATCCCCGACCAATGCGGAACTCGGAGCAAAAGCGAACTGGTCACTTGCATTCAATCACAAAAACATCCGTATGGGACTGATTAAGTCCAACGGTTGACGGAGGTATTTGGCATGGCTTATGCAGATTATGAATTTTACACAACTTCATATTTCGGCGATACCGTGCCAGAATCCGACTTTCCGCGGTACGCCGAGCGGGCAAGTGATCGAATTGATGTTTTGACATTTGACCGGCTTGCAGACGGGCTTCCGGAAAACGAACGGGCACAGAAAAAGATCAAGAAAGCGGTCTGTACACTGGCGGATGCGCTTTTTCAGATCGACACCGTAAAAAATGCTGCGATGGAAACAGTAGGAACCGTAAAGAGAGAAGATGGAACGGTCATCAATAAGGCCGTTTCTTCGATTTCTTCCGGCAGTGAAAGCATTTCCTACGTGACCGGAACCAGCGGTACAAATTCTAGCGTCTACGGACAAGCGGCGATGGACAAAAAGGTAGAAAACGTGCTCGTGACACAGATTATTCTCGAAAATCTACAGGGCGTTATGACGGATGACGGCGTTCCGGTCCTGTATGCAGGAGTGAGGTTGTGAGATGGGTGGAAGAGGTAGCAACAGTGGAATGATGAAAACTGTAAACGGTAAGACGGTAAAACGTTTCAATACCCCCCTAAAGGCTGGAAACCCGTAGAAAATGCTCTTACGAATCCCAAAGGCTATACGTGGTACTCAAATGGAAAATCACGTTTTAGCGGTCAATATGAGACGGCGCTTGTAAAGAATAAGAAGTAGGTGAAACCATGTATGATGAAACCATAACTCTTTTCAATCGGTACGAAGATCAAACCGGGAATGTATTCTGGTATCCGACCGTGCTGCAGCATGTGGATCTTATCACGGATAAGGTCGCAAATATTGTCCGAACCGGCATTGACAGCGCCGATACAGCCAGTCTGCACGTGGCATATACGCCAGATAACGGCACTATTATGGTGCAGGGAAAGAAATGGTTATCACCGAAAGCCTGGAAAGCTCAAACAAACGAAGAACTTCCGGGAACAATCACTTTCGCTAACGAAGATTTTTTCGTGCTTGGCGATTACTGCGTCAAGAAAGAACAGGCTTATCTTATCGATCATAACGGAGCATACGTGCAGAATCACGAGAAAAGGCCGATTGCCACCATCGTTGAACGGCAGATGTACGGCGTGGTGAAAGACGCGGAATATACGAGCAGAGTAGACCGCGGATTCTACGATTACATGAACAAGAAATACGATAATGTGTTTTCCATCAGCAATGTAGGCGGTCCGTACAGGCTTATTCCTCATTTTGAAATAGGGGGAAAATAATGAGCAATACGAAACATTTCCCCAGTTTTTCGGTCGTGAATGGACATGTTAAGGTACAGGTAGACCTTACGAGGTTTGACAAGCAGTTCCAGGAAGCGCAGTTCTGGCTTGATGGACAGGTTATGAATGATATGATCCCGTACATGCCTTTTCGTGACGGAATCATGGTGGATGCAACCAGAGTGCGCAGTGCATCCATGCAGGGCACTGGAAAGGTGTGCGCAGGCGCTCCACCGTATGGACGGTTCCTGTACGAGGGAAAACTTATGGTTGATCCAGAGACGCGTTCAGCGTGGGCGAGACCTGGCGCAAAAAAAGTTGTTACTGATACACCACTGAAATTCGATAGAACCGCGCATCCGTCTGCTACGGATCACTGGTTTGATGCCGCAAAAGCGGCACACGGCAAAGAATGGGTGAAGGGAGTGAAGAAACGTGCCGGAGGAGGTTAAAAAACCTGTTACATACGATGTGGACGGATACGACATCGTAACGAAAGCGCTGGAAACCGTTCTAAACACTTTTCCCGGACTTCAGCCGTCCGAAAAGATCAAGTTTTCGTCGCTCAAAGAGGATGAAGGGATTGCATTCTATCCGGCGAGTGGAGCTGTGGTTGCTTCTGAAAAGAAATACATCACAGGAATTGTGGATCAGCTTTGCAACTATCCGTTTTACATCGTGTATCGCTCAGCACCTACAACGCCGGGAATTAAGACAGAAATCAAAGAATTTCTTGACACTCTCGGAAAATGGCTGGAAAAACAGCCTGTGCAGGTGGATGGGAAAGAATATCATCTGGAATCTTACCCGACACTTACAGAAGGAAGAGTTATTGAATCTATAACCCGCCTTACGCCATCTTATCTTGATACGGTGGCAGAAAACAAAGTGGAGGACTGGGTTATCAGCATGTCATTAAAATATCGAAAGAAATTCAAAAAATAATCATACCGGCACCGATTCGGCAGCCGCTGACCGCGAAAAGTTACGCGGTAGAAAGGAAAAAACATGTCTAAACTTGAGCGTGAAGCAATGGCCACTTACCTCGATTCGACATTCAAGAGAGTCGTGGCATCCGCAAGCTGGGTGCTGGTAGGTGACGACATCGAGGATATGTCCGTAGAGCTTAACCCGGACACCGAAACAACCAAAAATATTCTCGGGCAGACCAAAACGAGAGATAACGGATATGAGCCGTCTATGGACGCTGATCCGTTCTATGCTGACCCGGATAACAAACTGTATCCGGTGCTGCGAGATATCGCCCTTGAACGTAAAAAAGGCGATGCCTGTAAAACCCTTATGCTGGAAGTCATCGTGGAGGACACAGCGGCGACCAATCATCTTGCGTACGTGCGTGAGGTCATCGTAAAACCGCAGTCTTACGGCGGCGATACTGCAGGCCTTAATATCCCGTTTGCCGTTTCCGAAGATGGCAAATTCACCAAAGGATACGTAAGCGCAGCTTCTCTTAAAACCGGAACTCCGGAATTTAATGAGGGCGCAGCGCCAGCTTCCGATAGAAGCACATCCCTGGCGTAAGATCACACACGAATAGAAAGGAGCTTTCCAATGAGCAATAAACTCGTAAAACCGCAGAGTAACGATATCATTATTGATGATGGCTTAAAAACTTATTACATCAAAAATAAGCAGGGCCATGTATACGGGAAATTTGATTTTCGACCGTCCGACACCAATCTTATCTCACGATATGATGAGGTTGTAGAACATCTGAACAGCTTTTCAGTGCCGGAAAACGAACCGGTGGACATTAAAAAGGTTGAAAGCATGGTTGCTGATGAGCTTTCCTATCTGATCGGATCTGATTCGAAAGAATCATTTTTCAGCATCTTAGGCCCGTTCTCTCCGCTTGCTTCTGGAAAGCTGTTTTTCGAAGAAGTTGTTGACGCTATCGGCCGCGTGATCGAAACAGAGACCGAACACAGGGCGAAAAAAGTTCGAACACGTATGAACAAGTACGTTACAAAATATCGTAAATAATGGACGCGTGGAGCCTTCCGACATCGCTCAACGTTGCAGGAAAAGAATATCCAATACGCTCAGATTATCGAGTGGTATTGGATATTTTGCAATGTATGAACGATCCCGAGATTTTCGAACCAGATATGACCGAGGACGAAAAGAGGGCTGAACAGGTCATAAGCATGTTATCCATCCTCTATATTGATTTTGACGATATGCCACCCGCCGAATGGGAAGAAGCATCAGAAAAAGCATGTGAATTTATTGACTGCGGGTTTTCAGAGGACACAAAGCGAAAAAGGCCAAAATTAATGGACTGGATACAGGATGCAACCATTATTATTCCGTCTATCAATAAGGTTGCCGGAAAAGATGTGCGCGGTCAGAAGTATCTGCACTGGTGGACTTTTTTGGCATTCTACATGGAGATCGGGGAAGGCACGTTTGCGACCGTGGTAAGTATCCGAGATAAAAAAGCCAAAGGAAAGAAACTGGACAAGTGGGAACAGGAATATTACAGAGATAACAAGGCTATCATCGATCTGAAATCGGCAAGCGGCCAGAGAAGCGAAGAAGAAAAAGCAGCTCTTAGAGAGCTTTTTGGAATATCAAAATAACTGCCGGAGCATAAGGAGCACCGGCACAAACCGTTAAAAGTTACACGGTAGGAAGGAAAAACGCATGGCGGGACAGGCTGACGGCTATATCATCATTGATACGGAGATTGACACCAACGGCGCAAAAGCTGGCAGTAAGGAGCTGGAAGCGAATGTGCGACAGTGTATCTCGTCTATTAATGGTCTTGGAGACAAGGCCAAAGCATCACTTAACAAACAGGCGAATGCGTTCTCGAAACTGAACGATCAATACAGAGAGCAAGAAAAAATAGTCGAACAGCTCAAAGAAAAGGTTTCTGAACTCGGAAAGCAGCAGATACCGACCGACGAATACAAAGAGATCCAGGCGCAGATAGAGTCTGCTAAGACGCAGATGGACAAACTCATCTATGCGCAGGAAAAATTTGTGGCGCTGGGCGGCAGTGAAGACAGCAAAAAGTATAAGAGCTATCAGTATGATATTGACCAGCTCGCAAAAACAATTGAATATGCAAAAGGTGAGTTGCAGGATCTTGAAGAAACAGGAAGAGCGTTCACGTCCGCACTAGGATCAGAAACTCCAACCCAGCAGTACGCACATCTTGAGTCAGAACTTGCGAAATTGGATGAGAAGATTTCGATTACTAAAGAAAAATGGGATGAACTTTGGTCGTCGAATGATGAAGAAAGTAAGACGGCAGAAATGGGAGAGCTTGCGGTTGACCTTGACGTTTTACGTGACAAATACGATTCGGTCGCAAACAAAATGCGTGAGATGGAAGAAGCCGGTACTGCAACGATTAATACCGAACCTACAAAAGAAGCAGCAGCGGCGACGGAAAAACTGGCGCAGGAAGAAGAAAAGCTGGCAAATATCAATGACCGGCTGAAAACGTCATATGACGGCGTAAAAGACAGCATTGATAATTATTCGAAATCAGCAAGCAGCGCAGCAACAAAAAAAGCCGCTGACGACGGAGAAAAGCTGGCAAATTCCAATAAAAAAGTGGCTGACAGCGGAAAGAAAGCCGCAGATTCGCTGAAAGAAACCGGAAGCGCGGCGGGAAATGCCAAAAACGGAATTGTGACGTTGTTAAAATACGGTCTCGGCATCCGCTCATTATTCGTGCTTTTCAATAAGCTGAGAAGCGCAGTTGTGGCTGGAATGTCAAATTTGGCGCAGGAATCCGGCTCAACCAACTCGGCTATCTCTATGCTGTGGAGCAGCCTGGAACGGCTCAAAAACAGTCTTGCGACAGCATTTGCGCCGATTCTTACGGCGATTGCACCTATTCTGTCCAAATTTATCGACATGCTTAGCACCGCGGCAACATACGTGAGTATGTTTTTTTCGATGCTTTCCGGGAAGAAAACATACACCCGAGCATTATCCGTCCAGAAGGACTATGCGGCATCTCTAAGCGATACGGCATCGAGTGCGGAAGATGTAGCGGACGCAACCAACGACGCGGCAGATGCGGCAGATGCGGCCGCAGAAGCAACGGAAAAATACCTTTCCCCTCTCGATGATCTGAACAAGATGGATTCGAAAAGCGACAGCGGTTCCGGCAGCGGCGGTGGCGGCAAATCCCCGGGAGCTGGCGGCGGTGGAGGAGGAACAGGCAGTGCGCCGATGTTCACGGAAGAGCAGATCCCTAACGCTTTTCTGGATAATCTGCAGAAAGTTTTTGATTTACTGAAAAAGATTAAAGACCTGTTTATGTCCGGCTTCTGGGATGGCCTTGGAGATTACAAACCGCAGCTTGCAGAGCTGAAAAAGGATCTGGCATCCATCAAAAAGAATCTTGTGGAGATCTTCACAGATCCGGAAGTAGTAGGAGCCGCGAAACGCTTTGCAGAATCTGTAATCTATAATCTCGGGGTCGTAGCCGGATCAATAGCAAGCGTAGGCCTTACACTGGCTGTTAATCTTGTGGGCGGTTTTGAAAGCTATTTGAGCAGAAATAAAGATAGAATCAAGAAATTTTTGGTTGACGTTTTCAATGTCGGAACAGAAATTGCAGATGAATTCGGACTTATCGCAAAAACGATAGCCGAAGTATTTGCAAAAACGTTTGGCACACAAACAGCGCAGGATTTGACAGGAAATCTTATCGGAATTTTTGCATCTTTAGGCGGCTTGGCTGTAGAAATTTTTGCACGATACGAGCGCGATAAAATGTATCTTGCCTGGCAGCCATGGATCGATAACAAAGATAAATTAGTCGAAGCGATTAACGAAACAATCGCACCTATTCAGCATCTCGCGCAGGTTATCGAGGACTTTTTAAACGACACATCCGACAAAATCATTGCATTTTATGATGAGAGCGTTAAGCCATTTATTGATTATATCGAATCAGGATGTGCGTCTATTTTGGCAACATTGCTTGATCTTTACAATAGTTATGTAGTGCCTATCATCGATGAATGGGGAACGCGGCTCGAAGATTTGATTAATGGACCTCTTACAGATTTTGTCGATAAATTCCTTGATGTGTGCGCAAAAATCATTGATGCGCTACAGCAAATTTGGAATAACGTTCTTGTTCCCCTTATTAATTGGATTCTTCAAAATGTAATTCCGTTATTGGCTCCTGTAGTACAATGGCTAGGCGACGCGGCTATTGATTTATTGGGCGCTGCGGTAGAAATGGCGAACGGAATTCTGGATATGCTCGGCGGTTTGATCGATTTCCTTGTTGGTGTGTTTACGGGCGACTGGAAAAAAGCTTTTTCCGGTGCAGGACAAATAGCACAGGGATTTGCGGATACATGCGGCGCTGTAATTGAATGGATTGGAGACTATATTTTAACTCCATTTATGTCACTGGTGAAAAAATTATTCTCTGTTGACTGGGTAAAATATTTTGGCGTAGCCGGTGTAGCTCCGCAGGAGCTTTGCGATTTGATCAAGGCAATATTCAAAACTATGAAAAACGTATTTGTTGGAATTATGAATTTTATTAAATACGCGTTTACTGGTGACTGGCGGAATGCTTGGCAGAGCGTCAAAAATATTTTTTCCAGCATTATGAGCGGACTTGGCGACGTCCTGCGTGCTCCGATCAATGGAATTATCAGCATGATTAACCAGGCAATTAATGGAATTAACACATTGATCCGTGGAGCGAACAAAATTCCTGGGGTAAATATTTCAACAATTGGAAAAATTCCGCATCTGGCATCCGGCGCAGTTATTCCGCCGAACCAGGAATTCCTTGCTGTCCTTGGTGATCAGCGGAGCGGAAACAACATCGAAGCACCGGAGGGCCTTATTCGTAAGATTGTCCGGGAAGAGTCCGGCGGAAATGCATCTACTTATAGATTTGTAGCTCAGCTTGATAGAAAGATTATTTTTGACGAGACGATTTCAGAAGGAAAGTTGAGACAGATGCAGACTGGTCAAAACCAATTTGAATTTTAAGGAAAGGTGATATCATGGCACAAAAACACTTGAAATTTGGCTCTTTTGAAGCTCCGGAAGTGGACGAAGATGGATATTCTCTTTCTTATGCGACAACTTCATCGGATGATTCTGGGCGTATTATGAGCGGCGTTATGATGAACACACCGCTCTTTACGGTTGAAGCGTACAAGCTCAAATGGAGCGATATTTCTGCAGCAAATGCCGCTAAAATCCTGCAGGAAATCAAGGGAAAAAAACAGTATGATTTTTTCCATTTCAATGTATACTCTGGCAAATGGGAAACATCACCTTTTTACACTGCGAATATCGAAACAGCCTTTTATTCGCTTGTAGATGGCGAGGAAAAGTGCTCAGAGTTAAGTTTTCAAGCAACGGGGGTTAAGCCTGTATGAAAAATGTAAGTACGGCGTTTAGGGAACAAGTGAAAAAGGGGGCAATAATCTATCCGTATGCAGATGTTACACTTTCGGATGGTTCTACGCTTACGCTTAGTCCGGAAAAAAACTTTCGCGTGACAGGTAACTCTATCACGCAGACGGCCGGAAATAATTCTTTCCCTCTTGGCGCGGCGATTTCGAAAACAATTAAACTTACCATTGATAATAGCGACGGCAGTTTTGATGAAAAAGACTTTCTCGCAGCCAAAATAACGTTAAAAAGTGGCGTTATTTTGGCTGACGGAACCACAGAAAAAATAAAAGAGGGAACGTTTTATGTCACAGATCCGGTTGCTCCCGGAAGTACACTTGAATTCACGGCAGCCGATGCAATTTCTAAAACGAGCGTGTCATATGTTCCAGGAGTAACTTATCCGGCTACATTATTCCGAATTTATCAGGATGTTTGTCGCCAGTGCAACCTTATTATCGGAAGCGCGTCGTTTCCTAATCAGGATTTTGTAGTAGAAGAAGCCCCGGAGAATGTGAATTGTAGGTCTGTTCTGTCCAACATAGCAATGATCGCCGGTGGAAACGCGCTGTGTGACGAAAACGAACGTGTTGTTATCAAAAGTTACAACATGAACGACATAAAAAAAGCGGACGGAAGCTATAACACAGATGGGTTCCAGGTCTTTGAAGATTTTAAGAGCACGCCGGAAGTGTCTACAGATCCGATTAAAATAACAGGTGTACGGACCACAGTTGAGACAGAGGATGGGAAAGATTCTGAGCTTATCATTGGAGATACTCAGTATTGCTTTTCGGTTGATAATCCGTTAATAGTTGGAAAAGAATCTGACGGACTGCAGCTCATCGCGAACAATGTTATCGGGTTGAAGCTGTATTCTTTTAGCGGAAGTCACATTGCGTATCCCATGGCGGAGGTCATGGACACCTGTTTTGTTAGGAAAAATAATGGATCCGTTTTCCCAACCGTATTAACATCTGTTGAATTTAACTATCTTGGTTTCACCAATTTAAAGTGCGACTTGGATACACCGGAAAGAACAGCTTCTTCTTATGGAGGAAAAGCGGCAGAAATCTATCAGAAGATGAAGCGCATAACGCAGCGGCACTACACAGAATTTGAAAAACAGATGAATAGCTTAAGCGAACGTTTGGATAATTCCTCTGGAGTGTATATGACTACGGAAGAACAGTCAGATGGCAGCAATATCTATTATCTTCACGACAAGCCTACATTAAAGGAATCACAAATCGTATGGAAGATGACAGCAGAAGCGGTTGCAGTGTCCAGCGATGGTGGAAACACTTGGAATGCTGGCCTTACAGTCGATGGAACGCTTATCTCCAAAATTATGACGACGATAGGAATCAATTTTGACTGGGGTGTAGGCGGCGAGCTTGTTATTCAAGACGAGTCTGGCAGAGAAACGCTGTATGTCAACGCAGAAACTGGAGAAGTAAGAATTTCGGCTTCTGCGGTCAGCATCAAAGGAGAAGATATTGATACCGTCATCTCGAGACTTTCGAAAAAGAATCTCGATGATTTTATTGACGGCGAATATGCGGACAAGATCAAAGATATCGAAAATTCTCTTGATAAAAAAGCGGAGTCCTGGTACCAGGAAAACGACCCTTCGATCGAATGGACGGCCACGGAAGAAACCTATTTGCTGGATTCTGACGGAGAAAACATCTTAGACGGGAATGGAAATCCTTTTCTGACCGTTTGGGAAAAAGAAAAATCTAGTCATGAGGGAGATCTGTGGAAGGTTCCGAGCACTGGTGATGAGTTTATTTACATCAGCGGAAACTGGGTAAAATCAAAGGTTCCGGACGATTTATTTGATTTTATCGACGGTAAGGCTCAAATTTTCGTAAACACGCCGGTTCCTCCGTACAACGTAGGGGATTTGTGGTTTGGCGGCGCGGATGCAGATATTATGACCTGTGTAAGAGATCGACAGGACGGAGAATTTTCTGCGGATGATTGGGAAAAGAAAAATAAATATACCGACGATAGCGCAGTTGATGAGCTTAACAAAGCTCTCGACCAGGAAGAGATTTTTAATCGTTTAACCAATAACGGAGAAGAGCAAGGTATTTATCTACTCAATCGCAAGCTCTATATCAACTTTTCGTTTGCACGCGGAGGTACACTGAAACTCGGCGGAGAAAATAACGGAAACGGTGAATTCTGTGTATACGACGAAAATAATGAGATAATTGGTTCCTGGAATAACAAGGGATTTTCTGTAGGAAAAGTGGAATCCATCAAACTTGGCGATTATTTTCAGTATGATGCTGCAGGAAACATCAATGGGAAAAGAGATGTTTTCTTGGAATTGGGCGGTTGGCAGATCAAGAGGACAGAAGTGTATGGAGAACCGGCAGAATACTGGGAAACATCAGGAACTCAGGAAAATGGTATTGGCGCTATAGGCCCGTGGATAATCTGGGGCGGATGGAACGGAGAAAATGCATTCAACAAAGATAATTATAACTTTGTTGCTACAGAAGATGGAACTTGCAAAGCCATGTCATGGGTTACTGGATCCAAATCAGAATGGAAAGAAGACATTCATGCCTATGAAGACGGTGCCCTTGAAAAAATTAATGAAACGACTGTATATCGATACAAATTAAAGCATCACGCGAAAGATGACGACGGAAGACACATTGGTTTTGTAATTGGCGACGGTTTCGACTTGACAGGCGATATATTAGACCACGATAAGAGTAATATTGATATGTACAATGCTATTGGAGTGGCTTATAAAGCCATACAGGAGCTAAGCAAAGAAGTATCTGACCTCAAAAAAAAATTAAAAAGATATGAATCGGAGGAGTAATCATGCCGTATTTTAAAAATTATTCAGAAAAATCAGAACTCGAAGACAACGACATTTCGATTTTAAGTGAGTTAAACGGAAAAACAAAAAAATTCAGTTTCGGAAATTTGTGGAATTTCGTTTCTTCCGGTCTTAAAAGTAAAACTGTCGAATCGCTGACTACGTCCGCAAAAAGCGTAGTTGACGCAGTTAATGAGGTCGCCACGCTGTCTAAAGCAAACGCATCGCGAATTGACACTTTCACCCAGTTGCCCGGTGGCTCCACCACGGGAGACGCAGAGCTTCAGGACATCCGGGTCGGAGCGGACGGAACAAAATACAGCACGGCCGGTGATGCCGTAAGAAAGCAGATCCAGGGAACAGAAGCAAAAATTGTGCCGGTAGACAGTACACTGAAAGAGTCCGGACAAGCGGCGGATTCGAAGGTTGTAGGAGAGAACATTGATTCACTAAAGGAAGATTTAGCTGACTATTATCCAAAGAAACAAGGCGCGTTCAAACGAGTAAATATGATTTTAAATTTGCCCGATGAAGTAATTATGCCATCTGGAATTGAAAAAAATATTTTGAATGGTGTGTGCGAGATTAATGGTACATCTACAATTGATTATCCGAATCTCATCATCAAAAAATCTATATTAACAAACCATGTATATTTATTTACTGCAAAGATGAAAGAGAATGAAATTAGCTATCAATCATGTTCTCTTATAACAAGAATTGGAACGAAGCCTATTACACGAACCGCAGTAGGAGAATATCCCGTACAGCTTTTTGAGTATAAAAACTACTCTGAGTACACTACTTTCTGCGCGCTTTTCTCACATAATTCGGATGCGGATGTCGATTTCTCAATTTCGTTTGACCTTGCTAAAACTAGCAGAGAAGTGGCTATTTCTGCAAAAGACTTCGTTATTACGGATGTAACAGGTTTAACAGATGCACAAATAATAGAAATTGTACAAACAGGAATGCAAGATGGTGTGTATTATAACCCCGGTAAAAATGTTGCAGATGCTTTGTCTAATCAAGCAAAGGAAGATATTACAGTTGAAACAATAAAGAGAATGTATCCAAATCCAAATGGATATTGGTACGGAAAGAAATGCTTGGTTATTGGAGATAGCACATCCGCCACCGAACAGTGGCAGAAAAAGCTTTCCGAAAACCTCGGTATGAGTGTAACAACTCACGCCAAAGGCGGTATTCAATTTTTACAAATGGTTGTCGGTAGTCTTGGGTATGAGGGTGATTATGATAATGAAACGGGAAACACTGGCGTTTTACAACCGCTAAAAATAAGTGATGTGTACGACAAAAACTTAATCATTATTTTTGGCGGTTTTAACAACAGGGGTATGAAGCTTGGTGAAATTACTGACTTATACAAAACTGATGGAACAGGACAAAATACCGTAACTGGGCAACTCCAATTCGTACTTAATTGGATATACGATTTGCTTAAAGGAAATGAGTCTTATGCTCAAAACCTAAAGTGCAAAATTGTAGTTGTGACACCTTATTGTTGTGGAAAATACAATTATGCAAACTATGATGGTTATAGTGGTGATAACTGGGCTGGTTATACTTTGCGTGAAATGTGCGACAGAATTATTGAAATTGCTGCGTTAAACAACTGTTCTAGTTATAACGCATGGGAAAACAGTGGAATCGGTCGTCACACATGGACAATTTATTCCGCATCTCCTACCGCAACGAAAGAAGCGGGAAGTGATACTGCACCGTATCCTACAAATGCAGACCAGTTGCACCTCAATGATTCGGTAGGATATCCTCACTTGGGGGATTGTATTTCTGCTTTTGTAAATGGAATCGTTTAATTAACTAAAATGAAAAAAAGATAACTACCGATACCATCTGAAATACATAGAATGGTATCGGTAGCATTGGAAAAGGATCATGAATCATGTTTCTCAAGCCACTCGGAAAGAGCCTTGCGGACTGGCTTACGGGCTGGAAAGGGGTACTCAAGAAGCTCGGGTACTGGCTTATGATTGTAGTAGCATTTGGAGCAAGCACGGCTTTTGTAGAGATCGGTAATACGATCGGAATTGACCTCAAAATCACAACACTGCTGGGGTGGTTTGTCCTGGCATCGCTGCTGGTGAACGAAATCCGGTCGATTATTGAGAATTTTGTGGAAGCTGGATTTGATGTCCCGGTTATTTTGACGAAAGGCTTGGAAGTGGCAGATAAGGCAATCAACCAGGAAAACAAAACAAAGTGAGGGCGGCCAACAACCGTCCTCTTTTGCGCCGGCGCAATTCGCCTGGCAGAAGGAGAGACAATGAAGATTGATAGATCATACATCAGCAGCCAGAACACCTATCCGTACAACAAACCACAGTGTATTGTTGTACATAACACCGACAATTTTGAGCCAACTGCCAATGCCCGCGCTCATGCCAGAGCACAGCATGACGGGAATTTTTCTGGCATGTCGGCTCATTATTACGTGGATGACAGCGACACTGCCTATCAGGCCGCGCCGCACAACCTCGGATGCTGGCACGTTGGCATCAACTACGGAAACGGCAACCTGTTCGGCTCTTATGGCAACCGGAACAGCATCGGTGTGGAAATGTGCGTGCAGGGCGGATACAATTACGAAAAAGCGTTTCAGCATACCGTGGAGCTGGTGAAATATCTTATGAAAGAAACAGGTATTCCAGCGTCAAGAGTCTATCGGCATCTTGATATCTGCAGCAAAAACTGCCCATCGCAGATTAATGCAAGAGGTGATTGGACGAGATTCAAAAAGTTGATCAGTAACGGAAACTCCGATTCTTCCGGAAGTGGCAATTCATCCGGAGAGAAAACCTACAAGCCAGGAATCTATCGAGTCAATACTGATCTGAATATCCGGGAGAAACCGGATGCAGACAGCCGACGCGTCGGAACGATCAAAGACCGCGGCAGCTACACGGTGACAGAAATTCAGAATGGAAGCTGGGGACGGCTGCTCTCCGGTGCGGGCTGGATCAACTGCCATGCAAAATTTTGCACTTATGGCGGCGCGGCCAAAGAATCCACCTCAAAAGCGATCGCAGTCGATGGCGTATGGGGTCATGAGCTGACACGCCGGTTACAGGAAATTTTTAAAACCGGCACAGACGGCGTGATCAGTGATCAGCCGACCAGCAACAGAAAATACTGTGCTGGCATTGCGGCGGCCGAATGGTCTGGTAAACTGTCCGGCGGCTCCGATCTGATCAAGGCCATGCAGAAATGGGCAGGAGTGACCGCAGACGGCTACCTCGGACCGCAGACCATCCGTGCGCTCCAGAAAAAACTCGGTACACCGGTAGACGGCGTGATCAGCTACCCGTCAGCGATGGTCAAGGCTTTGCAGGAATGGTGTAACCGCCAGTAAAAAATATAAAAGATATCAAGAGGCGTGGGGATTTTCCCTACGCCTTTTTTTATTGCCATTTTTTAAGGCAAAATTAAAATAAATATATTACGTAAAATGTATTGACATATTGCGCAATATGTGATATATTATAACCATAGAAACGAAATAATAATTGATGAAAGAAATATTTACTCGGAAGAGGTGATAATAAAATGGTAAAATTAAAAGTTGGTAGAAATATACTTGAACTTGATGAAAAAGATCTAATTTTAGATAACGGAGCTTGTTATCAAATTGTTACTAAAAAAGTTGGAGGATTTGATTGGTATTATCCGATAATGAGTAAAAAATTGTTTCATGATTTAAGAAAACTTGAATTAATTTTCACAAGTGAAGAATTAAAAAAAGATGCTATAAAGAAATATGGTACATCGGTAATAACTTATTGGAAATTTAACATTGAAAGAATGCAAAAACTTGGATATTAAATCGATGTAAAGGCGGTAATTATGAGAGAAACAAAAGAATTTAATCAAATTGAATACATCAACAATTACATAAAGAAGAAATACGATCGGATAAATTTGGTTGTACCGGCGGGAAGCAAACAAGTTATTAAAAGTAGGGCTGCACAAAAAGGAAAAAGTGTCAATCAGTATATAAATGAACTGATCGACAATGACTTAAAAAATAGTAAAGAGAAAAAAGGAGATAAGAAAATGAAAAAATTTGAAATCGTAAAAACAACAGCAGAAATCAGCTGGAAAGAAAGGGATGAAATCAAGGAAGGATGCACGATGTACGATGTGGATCCGGAAAAAATTGATTCATTCGGAACCAAAGAGGAAGCCGAAAAGGAATTGAAAAAATACAAAACGGATGTTTGCGCATCCGGAAGCCTCTTCACGGTCGAAGAGTTTTCAATCCAGGAAAACGAATATGACGAAGACGGCGAGTGGATCGGAGGCGGAGATATTTGGAAGTTTACTCCAATGGAAATTTTCGTGGTCGACAAAGAAACGCGGAAAACAATCGCAAAAGTCGAAACTTACGAAGAGGCGGAGGAGGCCGCAGAAGAGTATGAGGCCGATGCGGGCGCCGATATCGTTTTTTACGAATAAAAGATGAAAACTACGAAGTAGGCGATATTTGCAGAAACAGCTTCGACGAAGACGAGATCATCATTGAAAACGCAGAAGTGATCGGAATAGCATAAGAACAGGAGAAAAAAGGAAACAAAAGAATGAAAGTAAAACCGTGTCAAAAATTGACGCGGTTTTTTATTTGACATGGTGGGCACAATATGCTAAGATCTGAATGTGTCATTTTCGTGTCATGGGATCGTTGGAAAATGGCGTATTTGCGGGCAGAATAAGAGGTATGGATACTTGACTTTTAATCAAGTTGTCCGGGGTTCGAATCCCCGATGCTTCACTAATTGAAAAGGCTGGAAACCCTAGTAAAATCAAGGGTTT